ATATTTCATCCTCTCTATGTCAGGTTCGCTATTCTACTTTTAAAATCTGCGAAGTCTGTGCTTGCCGCCGCCACAGTTTTTAAAGTTTGTAAACTAACGTATCCTGGTATCACTCCGTTCACCGCGTCTACCAACAACGTAGAATCATCTGCGAATACTGATCCAACTACATCTCTTTTTGTATTTGTAACATCTAACTCCGCAAAGTTTTTGTTGATTTTATCGAAAGCAACTCTTAATGGATCGCCATCACCTTTGTTAGCACTTGTTCCGATGTTTATAGTTAGAATAGCCATTATACTCTCCCTATCACAACTTCAACAATGCCGTGACCGTCATCATCTTTTGTGCCTACTGCTTTACCAATAATAGTACCTATGCCTGGTATGTTGTTTACCATTCCATATCCTGCTATCGCACTAGTAACAATCATGTCACCTTTCTTAACTTGTCCAATTACTTTACAAGGAGTTCTACCTTGTAATGCCAGTGGTGTAACATGATCGCCTTCTAATTGGCTATTCATTAAGTGTGCTGGATTTTCTGAAACAACTCCTGCTACTTTAGTATCACCTTTTATATCTGTTGTGGTAAGTTCTTGTTCACCACCAAATACAAGCACAGTCCCTACTTCATAATCTTTATCTGCTAGATAGTTCTCTGCCAAGTCAGCGTATTTTGCTGAAGTTGCCAAACCATCTAGTGCTGTAGCATATACTGTAGAATATCTTAAAGCAGATGTTCCTAGAGCATATCCATTGTTACTTGAAGGACTTGCCGCTGTTTGTGTAAACTTGATCGCCGCTACGTTATTGTTTGCTATGATAGCAATTTCACCTGCGGCTGTAAATCCAGTACCTGCTCCTACAGCTATACCTGTTGACGATGCTCCTTTTTCACCTGGTGCTTCTATAAATGAAGTATAAGCCCAGTCACTTGCTAGTCTTGGTGAATTTAATGTAGCATCACTTGGATCTCCATAACTACTGTTCTTTTGGAAGAACGATGCTGTAACATCTGTATCACCTATCTGTATACTTCCTGGAAATGTAGTAGTTGTATTACTTGCTACAGATCCAACAGTATCAAACACCTTAGCACCACCAGGAGTCTTAAGTGTCATTGTTAAGTTGGTTTGATCTAAAATATCATAATTGTCAAGTTTAAATTTCTGTGCGTCTATACTTCCATCTGTTCCAGTTTGTACTATTCTAGAAGCAACACCAGTTGTTGTAAATTTACTGTAAGCGTCAATTAAATCGTCAATTGTAACTGCTACTGTGTCAGCTGTTCCTGTAGTAATATTTGCTAATACAGTTTTAGCCGCCATATCAGGTAAATCTGAGTAATCTACGCTACCTTCTTTCAAGGTTACAAAACCATTTGTAACAGTAAAGTCACCTGAATCAAAACTTGCTAGTCCTAGATCACTTTGAGCAATACCTGTAGCATTAGCTCTGGTGGTTGCCGCATTCATAGCCAACTTGCTTTGTGCTATACCAGCATTTGTGTTGACGTCTGCGTTTACAATGGAATCACCGGTGATCGAGAATGTAGCAACATTTCCTGATACACTTATACCAATGTCTCCTGCCGGAGTTGCGTTATCATAACTTGATCCGTCCCAAACCAAGAAGTCGTTGGTTTGTCTATTGGCAATGTTTGCGCCAATAGCTTCAGTACCAAACGGTGTTCTAGAATCAACGTATGACTTGGTTGCTCCATCCTGTTGATTGGTTGGATCCGCCATGTTAAATATTTTGTTGGTTCCACCAGCATTTAGATTTCCTGTTAAAGGTGTTGTACCATCTCTTGCTAACGCACCTGGACCTATAGTTCCAACTGTTTGTAAAGTTCCTGTTCTATCAAAATGTAGTCTTCTTGTTAAGAATGCCTCAGCGGCAAATTCTGTAGGTACTGCGGCCGGATCAGCATCAGCCATTGTGTCATCGTTACTGAATTCAGTAATTCTAACACCTTGTTTAAATCCAAGTCCGTCTAGGTTACTAATAGCGATCGAAGCCGCAAAAGTAACAGTACCTGTTCCTTGGTCAACGCTAAAGAACTTACCAACTCTAAAGAATCCATCTTGATCTGTTGAAGCAAAGAATACTCTACCTTTTCCTCTTTCAACTACTTCATTTGCCTGTGTAGCTGAATTAACCGGTTCACCGTAAATAATACTTGGATAGTTTGTGGTGTTAAATCCACCAGTACCAATTTTATCAAAGTCATGTCCGTTTGCTCTTAATGTGGAAATACCAACTGTAATGTTTGCCGCTTCGTTTGACGCTAATGATAAAGTAAGTGTTATAGCAGTGGTTCCTCCAGCACTATAAATTGGTTTGGCAATACCTGAACCAGTGTATAAAGTATTGTTACTGTTAATGTTTGAAGCCGCAACATCTGACAAATTAATTGTGGCAAAGGTTGTTCTATCTGTGTAATTAGATACCTGGTGAAGTTTACCACCCCAAGCAAATATCATATCGTTGTTATTAATTCTAGCAATACCTGCCGCTGTTAATTTTTCAATGGCAATAACAACGTCACCAACTGTTGATCCCATTGTTGTACCAGCACCAGCAAACGTATTGTTTACAGCTTCGGTTTGGTTAACAGTTAGGTTAAGATGTTTAAAGCCTGAGTCAAATACGATTTGGAATCTATCAGCCGCCAAAGCAGTATTATCAGCATCTTGGTTGTTAAAGCTAATTGTTCTATAAACTTGATTTAAATTCTCATCAAATATTAAAGCAGTTGATGGTCTAATACTTGTAACACCTGATACTCCTGAGAACAAGTGATTCTTGTTCATTCTCATAATCACATAAGGAGAAGCATCTGATGCCAAGTTTATATTATGGTCACCTGTAATAGCACTTGCTAATCCAGTATCACCTGATATGTTACATCTGTAAATCTTTTGGTTAGCACCTTTACGTCCTGTTGGACCAGTTGCTCCTGAATATCCACCTGAGTTAGATGTTGGTAAACTCATTTCGGTAACTGCTGTTACTTCGTAAGTATTTAGAGCTGTAATATTTCCGCTTCCATCTCTTTCATACACATCTATTAAACTGTTTGGATATGGATGATAATCACAATCATATAAGTGAATTGTGTTTACGCCTTGTGCGTGTGATATAGCACCAAAACCATATGTGTTACTAGCATCATTGTAAACCTTAGCAGGCTGTTGCATAGTTCGCAATGAAGTAATAGCATCAACAGTTTCGTTTGGATCAGAACCTGCCGCAACTAATCCAAAGTTACCATTTGCGTTAGAACAGTTTAGAGCTCTAATCTCTGAACCGTTGTTACTAAAGAATGCTATGTGGTTGTAATAACAGAATGTACTAACTTGCTCTGAAAGTCCTGCGTTGTTAACAAAAAGTCCATATCCTAAATCGTTAACCTGGGTGTAGTCATTTGCCAACATACTTCTGTTACCAGCGGTTTGTATGAATATTTCTGTACCACCCCCTGGAACAGCATCTGTGTATCCGTTTCCTTCATTGGATAATTTATTAATTAAAAGTTTACCTGTTCCAGCACCGCCATCATACTCGGAAATAGCATCTACTTGATAACGTACCCCGTTGATAAAGAATGGAGCTGGGGTTTCTGGTTTTCTTACTCTTAGTCCTGTGCCTACAGCAGATTGAACATTTAATGTAAAGTTGTCGTCCTTACTTGTAATAACAGTTTCTAAATTTCCTGCGAAACCATCAATAAACATACCACCTCTAAATGCTTGTTTATTAACACTTCCTGAAAATGATCCACAAACCTGTGTGTATGGAGATTTAATTAAAACTTGTCCGGAAGGATCTAATACCTGGGCAAATCCACCATGTCCTTGGAAAGACATGTTCGCAAGTCTAGTAGCGTCATTCATTAAGAAGACGTCCATTTGATCGTTGCGTTTTGGAACACTGGTTGCGTCACCTGGATCTGTTAGATAGTGATATCCGTAATTAAGTGTTTTCTTAACATGCCAAGCACCAGCACTTATTGTATTTAGGTTTGGTAAAATATCTACAGTCAAAGTTACATTGAAATCACTTCCGCCATCGGCGTTTGAAATTAAACCAACTGCTCCACTGTCTGTATAGAACCAAGCTCCATCCCAAGCAAGAGGAGCAATATTATCGGCTGGCGTAACAGTGATTACACCGCCTGCTTCATTAGTTCCTGTTAGCGTAATGTCTTGTGCTGTAGCAATATCAGATCCAGTAAAGTCTGTAATTTGTAAATTGTCTAAAAGTTTGTCTCTGTAAAAATAAGATTTAACCCATGGTGATTGTGATATCCTTGGCGCTGGTCTAATTTGACAACGTCTAAAATCTGTTCCTTTAATAGATACGTTTTCTGGAACCTTGATAGGATAATCTTCAAAGTATATTCCTGATTCAACATGGATACAAATTTGTTTCTCTTTAGTTCCGTTACCATACTCAAGTTCTTCACCTATTCTAAATTCTTTTGGTTCAACCAATACTACTTCAACTTCGTCGTAAGCAAGATTACCTAAATCAACACCGCTAGTATATTTTACAATTCTACCTCTTGCTCCTGTAGTTTTACCTACAATAATTTTTCCTGGAAGTATATCTACATTTGTATTAATACCTTGATCAGTGTAGTAGTTTGATCCACCGTTGCTAAATTGTATTTTATATGTGCTACCTTCAACTACTGTATAAGTATCTACTGCTGTGAATCCGTTTGTTAAAATATCTAAAATAATATCAAATTGGTTATCTAGTGCGTTTTTAATAGTGTCTGAAACTGTTGAAAGAGTGCTATCTAAATATTGTGGTATATCTGTTGAAAATTCTCCTGGATATTCTTTAATACCAGTGTTACACTCAAACACAATACCATCTAATTGAACAACATTACCTGTTGACAATCCATGTGCGGTTGTAGTAGTTATTAAACCTTTTCCTGTTACATTATCATAAACAAAATTGTTTATGGCAAACTGTTGATTTCCAAAAGTAACTATTCCGCCTCTGATGTAGGTATGTACTGTATTTGAAGTGCCTACAGCAACCTGGAATTGTGTAGCTGATAAATTAGCACTTTCAACTGTGAATAATCTTGATTGTCTTTTTAAATCTGTATTTGAAACAACACTTCTAACATAGGATTTTGCTTTTGTTATTGCCGCAAGTGTTTCTGTCTTTTGACTTATTCTTGCCTTTGCTCCACTAGGTGTGCTGAAGTATCTTTTAGCCGCCTGTAATGCGTTGAAGTTTGAGTTTGTACCATTTCTAATATCGATGATCATACCATCAATAATAAGTCCTAAATCTCTTTCACAGGTGTTATTTGGTTTTTCTGGTTGTACCGGAGCAGGGACCTTTCCTAATCCATTAGCAATTACGTCTACAATTAATTCTGTTAATGTAGTTGCTCGACCTGGAATATCTTTATTACCTGTACCATAATCAGCATATATAGGTTGTGGGTAATATGTATTACTTGCTGTTGGTGCTGAACAAGATAGATAAATGTCAGCTAATTCAACTTTATTTCCTGCTACAAGTCCATGTGTTGCTGAAGTTGTTATTGTAGCATAACCTGTTGTGTTACTGTAATTGAATCCTGTAATTGTGTTACTTGCGGCATAATACTTAACAGCATTTCTTCTTGCGCCAACAAAAGTGTGTACACTTGTATTAGAAGACACACCTACGTTTACAGTGATTGTGTTACTGCCTACTGCGGTAATTGGTAGAGCTGTATTGTATGCTGGATCACTACTAGGTGATGAAGTTACAGATTCTTTCCTTGGATAAGAATGTAATGTAGCATTATTATCTTTCGCACAGGTAAAAGTAAAACTGTTAGGTTCTATTTCAATTGTGTTTGAAGTAGTAAGAGTATGGTTTCCTATTGTTATTACCATATCTCCAGTTGTAGGATTGTAAGTTGCTCCTGTTGGAGAAAATTCTGTTAGGTTGCCTTTTATTGTACCACCACTTACGTAGGTGTGTCCGTACTTACTTGGTCCTACATAAACTTGTAATTGATTTGATGTTGGACTTGTTCCTAAGAAACTTGTATTTTGTACTGTAAATTTATAACAATTTGCTTGGCTTACAAGTTCCGGATAAATTTTTTCCTGAGTAGATCCTTCATATGTACAAGAAACATTTATTCCTGTCAATTGAACTGTGTTGCCTGCTGACAATCCGTGTGTAGTTGTTGTCGTTACATCCGCAAAACCTGTTGTGTAATCATATGAGAATGTGCTAACGTTAAGTTGTGTTCCATCTGATTTTGTAACCAACCCACCATTTACATAAGCATTCGCGTATGATGATGTACCAATATAGAATCTAAAACCAGTTCCAGTTAGGTTGGAAGCATTTACTTGAAAGTATCCTTGTTTGGTAGGATAAGCTGTTCCTGTTAAAATATAATCCTTAACTAAATCCCTAGCAAATTCTATCGCGGCATTTGTCTGAGCAATTTGGTTTACAGTATTATTTGCGTTACTTGTATTTTTGTTGACAGCATTTACAGCCCCTGCTAGATAACTTGAAGCTATTCTACGTGTTTCGATGTTTCCGCCTCTAGCTAAATCGTTTTCCCAAGCGTCAACAATGTATCCTACATCTCTTTTACATTTTGCTGAACTGTATTTGAATCCTGTAAAGTCAGCTGTACCGTCGCTGTATGAAACAGTAGCGCCTGTATTAATTTGATAATTTATCCAAGCAGTAACTTCCTCTTGTATAAACTTCTTATTTTTAAATAATAAACTTTCAGTGTTTGTGTTAATAACATTTGTATCAAAGAAACTATGTTGAGGGAAATTATCTTTAACGTAATCTACAACTGATTTTTGAACAAACTTTTTACTGCCTTGTAAATATTTGATAGCACTAGATGCCGCAGAGTTAGGTGTTTTAGTTTCAGACTTTGTAACTAAAGAAATTCCGTCACCGTTATTAAACGTAATAGTTTGTCTATAAGCACCAGGCTCTATTGGTGCTGACTCCATTATTTCTTGTGCTTTTAAACAAGCCGCTTTTAAACTTCCAAAGGCATAACTTAATCCTCTTCCCTCAAAACCTACCGGAGTGTTTGCTTGAGTATCGTCACCTTGTTTGGTAACAAAAAGATCTTCTGTACTAGCGTATGAAGAATTATCAACATACAGTTTTGATGCCGCCTGTCTATCTTCTATAGGTCCTGTTGTGCCTGCTAGGTATCCTGGATGATCGGCAAGATATAAAGGACCTGCTAGTTCGTCTCCTTGCCTTCTCACAGAAGCGTTTCTAGGCATGACTTCGTCTACTCTATATGTTCCATATAAGTCTTCGTTGTAACTTTGGTCTTTAATTACATCTGTGCCTGTAACTGCTGTGGTAGCTCCTAAACCAACATTAACTTTTACTCTTGTTAGATCGTCATCATTTTGTGCTTCTGTCTTAGTTGTGTGTAAACTTATTTGATCTGGAGAAACAAATCTTATGAAGTAATCAGTATTATTTGTTAATCCGGTTGGTGCTGTATTTGTTGTAGAATATTTCCATTGTGTACCATTGAAGCTATTATCAAATCCATGATTTGATATAACAACATTTCCTGATCTATATTCTGCTATTGTTTGTGTGTATTCTGAATCGTCAGTTGGTTCTGTTCTAGCATACACAGATTTATTAGTTTGCGTTATATTATGAGGAGCGTAATTTTTATCTTGATATTTTTTATCTGTAACAATATCGTCTATTGTGATCTGTGAAGCATGTGTCTGATTGAATTCTTGAATTGCCGCGGCTGATGTAGCTATTTTTCCTATGGCATAAACAGCATTACCATTAAGTGGACCACCTAATATTGGACTAGTGTCAGCATTGATATTAGCACCAGTATTTGTAATTGTAATATTTGTGGAACTTGAATTATCAATTGATATTCCTGTACCACCTGTTAATGTTTTTTGTATTAATTCTGTTCCGGTTGTATTACCTATTAGAAGTCCATTAGGTGTAAGAGACGTTGGTGTATCACTTAATGCTGTAAAGCTGATCGTTCCACCTTGTCCAAATACAGCGTATAGTTCAGTAAAGTTTTCGTTTGCTTTTTTAAACGCTTCACGAATACTATCACCAGTACCGTCGTTACCTTCAACCCCTAAATAAATATCTTGTCTAGCCATGTATTAAAATCCTATGCTCTCTCCACAACCACAACTTGATGTTGAAGCTGGATTTTCTATTGAAAAGTATGAGCCAAATACTTCCTTTTTGTAATCTACTTTTGATCCTATCAAATACATTATACTTGCCGGATCAATTAAAAACTTTCCTTTTGGAAGTTCAATGACCTCATCGTCTTTTTCTGCTTCGTCTGCTAATGTCCAATCGTATTTAAAACCAGCACAGCCGCCACCCTTCAAGGACAATCTAACTGCCTGTTTATTGTGTTCTTCAAGCATTGTAACCATTTGCTCTTTTGCTTGATCAGTTAAAAATAGTATGTTTGACATCATCTTCTCCTTAGTATTTATATAATCTTTTACAATCCGAATGTAAATAAATACATTATGTTCTTAAGAATTGAAAAAGAAATCCGTTTTTATGTAAGACAAAGCAAATCTGGTAAAAGCCATCCTTACAAGCGTCTACGTAGTTATGCCGTTTTCAAATGCGATGAGTGTCATATAGAATTCAAGCGTGAAAAAGGTAAGGTTGATCCTAAAAGATTAGACGATTTGTATGTTCATGTTTGCCCTGATTGCGATCCGAAACGCTTTGCCCAAAAAAAAGGCGTCGAACAAAGAAGAAAACTTAATATCCCTGTCGACGCCGATATAACTATTGACGAACTATAATTACTTCTCTTTCTTCCATATAGTCCATACACCCCAAGCAATCGCTAATCCTGCCGCGATCTTTGCCAACGGGGCCATGAATAGAATCATAAGACCTAAAGCAATACATACTGCTCCGTCCCATGATGTTCTTTCTTTGAGTCTAGATTTTAACCATTTTACCATAGTTTTCTCCTTTGTCGTAAATTTATTTATTGGCCGATTCGAAGAGTTTTATACTCGCTAAATTCTTTGCCTTGCTTTCTACCATTATATCAGCATAATCTCTAAAAGATAAAGCCCAATCGTTAACAGCATTATTCCACATATAGTCGCTATGGGCACGTAGTTTTTGTTTTTTGTATCCTTGTTCAAGTAATTTCTCCATGTCTGGTAGTGTGTTTATATCATGATCAACGAGTATGTCTTCTCGTGATACAGAGTAATGTATGACAGGACGCACACCACGCCAACTGTCTATTATGCGAGAAAATCTATCGTCGGTGGGACGTATATATTCACCTGTTTTGACCCAGTGATGGTGTATGTCAAGCACCAATGCGAGGTGTTTTCGTAACTCCAAACTTGCGTCGATACCCCACGAGTTTTCG